CGTCTGCTCCTGATATAAATACAAAGTACCCTGATAATGATGTATAGTTTGCAAAAGAACACTCTGAACCCGATGTTAATCCTGTAATTATATCAGTCCAAGTATCACCGTCTAAATACTGAATAGCTGTCTCTGTTTTTCTAAATAGAATCTTCTCTCCGTTAGTTTTATATCCAAAATGTAATCCTCTAATGGCTCCAACTGAACCCTCTGAACCAATTAATGCTCTTCCATTTGATAAAACTATGCTTCCGTCTTTTGTTATCCAGTTTTTTGAATCTGAACAAGCATCTGAATCTATATTTTCAGAATTAATAACATTGTGTATTCCTTTTGTAAATTGTCTTACAATGCTGTCCATTTATTATTAATTATTTAATAATTGACTATTCCAAATCTTCATATCTTCTAAAATATTTTGATATTTTAATTGATTTTCGTCTGCGTATGAGCGTGCTTTGTCAAATTGTTGAATAATATATCCGTCAACACACATTCCGTGGAATAAAACTGCACTGAATCTATCAGGAAAAGGAAACTCTGTTGTTAGTTTCAAATCTACCCCTGACGACATATAATCAAAATCGTATGTATCTGCTGTTGTAGGCTGTTTTGTGAAATATAATCTGTTGTTGGCTATATCTACATAACAATATCCAGTACTACCCTCATACTGTCTTCTGTCGCTCCAATTAATAACCTTGTAAGGTGTTTTTGTAGTTCCAATAAATACAATCTTTCCTTGTAATCCCTCCTCATAAGAAACTGAATTATTAGTAAAGTTTGCATTCTCTGTAATATAAGCAAAATCATCAGGCAATTCTATGTAAGGCACTGATGTTGATAATACTCCACTGGCTGATTTTTTTAATATCTCCCAGTCATTAGAATTACATATTGAATCAAATACTCTTTGAGCTAATTCTAACTCTTCTTGTGTTGAAAGTTCGGAAGTATCGTCAAGGTATAATTCAAATCTTTTAATTATATCTTCTATTGTTGTTGGCATATTTTATAAACTTACTACAATCCCCGAAGGGACTGTGTGTAAACTTATATAAGATGATATCTACAAGTAATAACTCCTGTTCCTGTACCAGTTGCAAAAGCTTCTGTAGCGTTTGTAATCACAATAGGGGCGTCAACTACACCGACTAACGATGTATTAATTGACTTATTTATTGTATAAGATGTACCCGCTTCTGCTGTAATAACTGTTGAAGCGATATCTGCAGTTACTTTAGCACCTGAACCATCTGTGTATCTAAACTCTACAGCTCCACCACCAGTATAACCAGTTGCTGTTGTAGTCATTTTCAAGCAAATGTCATCAATAACAATTGTTTTTCCTGTTACTCCTGCAATAAGTGTAACTGGAGTAGCACTCATTGCTTTAATGTTTTCTGCTGTTAAGCTAACAACAGCTGTTCTAATTATAGAAGGGTCAATTTCACTTGAAGAAATAGTTGTCATATCTTCCCAAGAAGGTAATGCTGAAGTTCCACTGTTTCTATATATTTTACTTGATGTTGTATCTGTCATTAAACAACCAACTGCGAACTTATTTGCTGTTACATCTAAGTTACCCTTAGTTGTACAGTTAATGATAAGTCCCTCAGCGTTTGTGTCTATAATTAAGATACCTACAAGGTCTTTATCTGTTTTCATATATTTTTAATTAACCTAATAATTGAAAGAAAGGGAGGGTTCCCTCCCATTCATTATGCTGATATCTTAACATCTAGGAACTTTTTAGCACCATCTGCAAAGGTTTTTAAACCTGCAAGGTAAGAACTAAATACATTTGTTCCTCTTCTGTCTGCTGTTGGCCTCATATCAACATTCTTCATATCTTGAATTACTAAGTCAATAGCACCTTTCTTTCCGTAGTAACAGTGAATGAAGTTTTTACTCCAAGATGTTGAAGCACCTGTTTCACTTAATACTAATCTTCCTGAACCTTTACATACAATAGTTACAGTTGTTGCTGTAGCTTTTGCAGTAACCTTTAATACTTCTGAGATTATTGAAGCGTCTGCTGCACTTAAAGCTGTAAATGTAGCAGTTGTTGTTGAAGGAGCGTTTAGAGCTGCTGCAATGTTTGTCATTGAAGCTGCTAAATCTGTACCGATAACAATCTCTCCTGCTACTGCTGGATTACTAGACAAAGCTGTCTTCATTGTGAATACAACTCCATTTATAGTGAAAGTCTCACCGTCAGCGAATGTACCTGAGTCTGTTAAAACTGCTTCACCAGTTAAGTTTTCTGATACATAAACTTGAGCTGAGCTGATTAAACCTGCATAACCATTCTTAAATACTGATTCTACAATACTGAATTGTTTACCTAATAGGTATTGTTCAATATCTGAAGCTGCATAAGAATCAACTACTAGGGCCATATTAGTTCCTGTAATTGTTTGATTAGCACCTTTCTTCAACTTTGCAGGTAATCTTGTAACCATTTGAGGTACAGTTGTTGCGTCTAATGTAATAGGTACTCCTGTTGAAACTAATGTTGTTAAGTCTCCTGCATCAAATGTTTGTGATGCGTTTATAACTTCTCCGAAGATTCTTGCATCTAGGTCTGCTGCTACTTTAATAGCAACTTTTCCTCCAATTACTTCCCCCGGATTTAATGGTCCTGCTTGTTTTACTTCACCATCTGAAATGTGAAATACTGCTTCTTTCTCTAAGTTTACAAGCAATGTTTCTGCACTGTCTGTAATTGAATCAATAGTTGAAGGGTTGCCTCTTACAACATCTCTTACTTGTACTCCATCAATATTGTAAGCAACTCTTTCTACTGATTCTCCGAAAGTCAATTGCTTTTCAAATCTTGTGTTACAAATCTCTTTTCCTACTAATACTTTTTGAAAAACCTCTTGATATGAATTATCAAAATGAGGTTTAAAATCTGTTAATGCCATACTCTTTAATTTCTTTTTTAATTTCTAATTATTACTAGAAATTGTTTCGTGAAATTAATTGTTCGTTGTACTTCTTTTTAAGTTCAGGGTCTGCCATTATCTCTTTAAAGTATTCAACATCTCTTTTAGCCTTGTCAATATCTACTTCAACATCTTTTCCTCCTCTTGGAGTTGTTGTTTCCATAGTTCTTTTCCCCGGAATCAAGTGTCCATAAGCTTCGTCAATAATTTTACCGAATGTCTTATGCTTGTTTGTAGGGTCTAAGGCAAGCCTTTTGATAACATCTTGATTTACTATCCCTTTATATTCAGGATTCTCTTCAAGTATCTTATCATAAGTTTCTTTGAATAATCTGTCAGTTTCTTTGGCTTTCTCTTGTTCTTGTAAAGGTTTCAACTTTGAATTAACTTCGTCTCCAATTTCTTCTTTCGCATCGGCTCTAATTACTGTTGATAACTCTTTTAAAAAAGACTTATCTACATTATATTTTTCTGCCAATGTATCCAATGTAGATGATAACTCTTGTTTAGTTATATCTCCACTGGCTCTATTTTCTTCAAGTTCTTTAAGCTTCCTAGCAAGTTCCTTATTCTCTTTTTTGGTTTGAATAAGTACTGCTTCTGGAACCATTTTTGGTTCTGGTTTGCTTGTTCCTAGAACTTCCTCAACTGTCTTTTCAACTTTTACTCCCTCCTCAACTTTTGTTGGTTCGGTAGTATTAGTCTCTTTGTTAACTTTTGGCTCGTCAACTTGAGCGTTCTTTGTTTCTTCTAACATAGAATGTAACCTTTTTTTACATTGAGGCACAATGAGAGATTATTCGCCTTTCGGCACAGACTTGCTTATCTGCAAAACTACTTTAAGGTAGTAGCACCCTCCTTAATTATATTTTAGCCTATCTAAATTAATTGTCAAGTATTTTCCACATCATCTGGAAAGTTTTTTAATATCTCTTCCAAACATTCCGAAGCCATTTTTTTATTTGGCGTAGCATTCATAAACACTTTATACATTTCAAACTTCTCGTGCAATTCGGCACAATGAGATATTAATTCAATGTGTGTTAAGTCTTTATAAGATGAATCTATTACCTCAATACAAGATATAATGTCTGCTCTTAATTTCTTTAAAAGCATCTTACCACCCTCTGATTCTTTAACAGATTCTATTTTTGAATACTCCTTTATGTCTTTTTTTATTTCTTCTTTATCTAGGTTTTCCATTTTCTTCTAATTTTAAACCTGTCTGCTCCAAAACATCTAAAAAGTCTTGGTCTAATCTTTCCAATTGTTTCTTTATGTTCTCTAAAGCTTTTGTTGCCTCCTTGCAAAATGAGTTTGCTTCTTGGTAAAGATAACAAGCTACTAAATCTTTTTCCTCTAATGTTAATACTATTGGATTAGTTCCTGAAACATTACTTTTTACCGCTTCCTTAATCTTGATATTTGATTCAAGTTCTTGAATAACCTTTTCACATTGCTTTTTCTCTGACAACATTTCTCTTAATGTTATCTCTCTTGTTCCTCCTGAAACTTTTATCAAAGTATCGTAAACATTTTTTGATTTCTTGATTACCTTATAACTTAATTTGTCCATTGTTTTGTTTTATTAGTGAATTATTATTTAATGGTTCGCCCATAGCCCCGCCTAGCATTGAACTACCTAACTTATCTATTTCAAATTGATTAATAGCTCTTGCCTCATTTTTCATTATAACAGAATCTAAGGATTTAATATAGTCCATTATTCTAACGAATGTCTTTGAGTCCATACCTTCCTCGTGGTCCCTTACCCAATTAAGCATTTTTTGCTTGTAAGCATTGTTTGCATTACCATTTACTTTAATCTTATCGTTGTTAAGTAATGACTCTATATCTCTAGCACATTCTGCCATAAGTGATGCGTTTCCATATTCTTGAGTGTCAAGCATTTCTTTTATGTCTTCATCTTTGAATCCTGCAATCCTTGCTTTTAATTCAAACATCTTCTTAGGATTAGCAACTGGATTCTGTGATTCCTCACTTAAAAACATAAACTTTGCTTTTTGTTCTGAGTTAGATAATATCTTATCAGCGTTTGTAGCCTCAATTAACACTGTAAACTCGTCGCCTTTCTTGAATATATCTCTCTTACTAATCATTTCAGTTTCAACTCCATTCGGTCCAATTCTTTCAATGGCTTTTTTCTTTGTAAGATTATCTCTTACTCCAATTTGATATAAGAGTGCAAATCTTTCAAGGCTCATTGTATAACTGTCATAAATTAATCCGTATCTATCTGCTGAGTTTTCTTGATTACCCTCATAAATACCAAGTCTTCCATTCTCGTTGGCAACTCCTTTATCACCGTCTGTAACTCCTGATGATTTTTGTAATAATGATTCCAATACTTCAAAAACTTGAATTGGCGTATTAATAGACGGAACTTGTAACATTTTAATCGCTGAATCAATGTTAACATTATTTTTTACTCTAATGATTCCGTCTCTTCTATACTTTAATTCTGCTATGTTCTTTATATTATCAATCTGGACTGCTTTCTGAGGCTTATTAACTGCTTCTGCATTATCAAGCATCTGATTAATTGATACATCTTGTGCTTGTAAAATATCTCTTACATAATCCAAAGGTGATGGACTCCAAAACTCTGTTAAATCAGGATAAGCTGCCCAAGAAAAACAAGGCCACATTCCCAATTCGTAATCTTCTGTAGCACTAAACATATCTGTTAGCTTTTCAATTCTAATGGCTGAACCTCCTTTTTCATTTAAAAGAACATAATATCTTTCCCCCTGATAAGTAGTAAACCATTCCCAAAACTTAAACTTATCTGGATTCTGTAATTCCTTTGTTTGTCCAGTATCTTGGTTTGATGCTCTATTATCCTTATTTAAGTCTTCAGCACCCTTATCAGTATTGTTTCCAGTTCCTGATAATAAATTATTAATCCCTGTCTTTATGTATGTTTTATCTTTTTTAAATGATTCAAGCTGTCTTCTTGAATAAACAACTCCATATCTGCCTAAATGCCAAGCTTTTTCAATATCTATTCCACCTGCTGACGGGTCAATAAGAAAATCATATACATCGCAGTTCTCTAAATGTGGTTTGTAATTACCATTCTTTGAATCTGCATAATAAAAAGATATTGCTCTTCCGTAAATTATTACTTGTTTTTTTGCCACTATATCTTTTATGGCCCAATGGTCGTTTACTGCATCTTGCTTGCTCAATATATTAAGTCTTTCAACTCTTTGTAATTGACTTTCCTTTTTCTTTACAAAAACAAAACGAGATGAGTTTTTAATCTTTGAAAGTAATGTATGAACAAACTCTTGCCCTCTTGCTAAATTAACATTTGAACGAGATTCTGTTAATGCTACTTTTTTATTGTAGTATAAATCCTCGTTAAGTTTCCAACCAGCAATCTTTTTTTGCTTATGGCTTCTGTCAAAAGCAATTTCATTCAAACACTGAGTTGTAATTTCGTCTATTTGAGTTTGTTTCATACTATTTAATTCCCATCTTATAGTTATTTGCTACTGCAAATGCTTTTGCGTCTTCAACAAAGTTATCACCGTCTGCTGATGTAAATCTTTTAATGATTATTCCTGCGTCTGTCATTACCTCTATGGCTTGAATCTCTCTTGTTGGCTTAACTTCTACTACTGGCTCTTCAACTACCTCTGGAGTCTCGTTTACATCCTCTAGCACATCATTTTTAATCTGAACTTCCCTTTCTACTTGCTTTATTGTTTTTTTATTAGTTTTTTTCATATTATTTCTTTATAATTATATTTTATTCTTAATCTTCCTCCCCTTGCGAACTTTTTTGCTTTAATAATGAATCCCTCGTTAGAATTTGAATCGTTTTTATCAAATGTTCTTACTTTTTTAGCATTTTCATCGTAAATCTCTATTGATAACACACCTACTCTAGTCACATTAACATCATAATCATTATTTTCTATCTCTTTGAACTCCTTTACAACTTTTTTTGCCATTGCTTTACTTTTATTTTAGCATTTGAGATGTTTTTGTCAATTATATTCCAATACTTGAGCGTAAAGGTTCGTCCTCTATGAAATAATCTTCCTCTTTTTCAATTATCTTAGCAAAATCTTTCATTTGCCAAGCAATTGCACACGCAATTAGTAAGTCAAAGTGTCTTGTAGTTAGTCTAGGGTCTTGTTCTTTATCCATTAAATCATTTCTTGTGTAACTCTTGCATTCATTAATAAGGTCTTCGTCATTTAATTCTAATAATCCGTCTGAAATAGCCTTTGAAAGAGCAAACAATGCTTTAGGCTTTGTCGCTGCATTAGTATTCCAACCGTAATTTGTTCCCATTGCTTGATTGACTTTTATGTCCGACGGCTTTTCAATCCATACATTAGCATTCAACTGTCTTAACCTTGCTATTGTTGCGTGTCCGTGATTATTCCTTTCAGGACACACTAAACAACCTCCAAAAATGTTAGCCTCTCTTTCTATTTCGTCCCCAAAGTTATCAGGTCTAATTAAGTTTGAATGGAATGTTCCTACAACTTGGCAAGGTATTTGGTCAAAGTCTATAAAGACTGATGTTGAACTATCTAATCCAACACCACCTGCAACATCGTGTCCTCCTGCATATCTATGGCTAGGGTCAAAGTTCTTGAATAACTTAAATCCTGCAACTTCTTTCACTGGAAGAATTACTTTCATTTTATCTAAGGACTCTCTGTCAAAAAATACATCTCTACTTGCTGACGGCTTACAAAGTCTTTCTCCCTCAAAATCATCGTCTCTCTGCTTCATTTCTTCTATCTCTGATAAATTATACCTATCCCAAGCAATAACCCCCTTATCGTCTATGATAGGGACGATTAACACTATATTCTTATCATTCCTACCCAACACAAGTTTATGTATGTTTCCCATTTCTGAAATATAGTTAGCATTATAAATACAAGCACCATTTTTTGATAAAGATGTTCTTGCTTCTTCCATATTATCCCAAATAGCCTGAGTTGTTTTGGCTGAACGCAAAGTCTTTCGTGTTTCTATATCTTCAAACAATATCAAATCTGGTCTTGATTCCTCTTGTAATGCACCTCTTTGGTCTGTTCCAATTGAACCTGCAAGGAACTTTACTCCTGTTGATGTAGTAAAACTGCTCATTCGTTCCTCTCTTTTAATATTATCTCTAACGAATATCTCAGGATAAACCTCAATTACTCTAGGATTGATAAACATATTATACACATCAGTTACAATCTGCTTTGAATTATCTAAGTCTGTTGATAATACTTTAATATACTTTCTAAAATGGCCCCTATCATTAGCAATACAAAAAGCAATGAATAGTTTAGTTCTTGATGTTTTACTTGCACCTCTAAAAGCAATATCTGTAAATGATGCTATCTCACCCTTATAAGCCTTTAAATTATATCCGTCTATCTTCTCGTGGAATGGTGCATCTTTAGATGTAAAGTATTGTATATAAAAAAACCTTGCCCATAAGTTAAACTTGAGCAAGATTTTCTCGTCTGAATCTTCTATTGTAAATCCGAATAATTCTCTTAACTCCTCAGGATTATTTCTATTTAGTATTTCCTTTATGTCCATTTAGATAATCTTCAATTGAATCTGCTATTAATTTTTTTTGGTCTGGCATTAAATCCTTTCCGTCCTTTCCAGTAAGCTCTGCTCTTGATATTGCTGTACCGTGTAATCTATCTAATAAATCTTTATAAAATCTATAATCACCCGCACGGGCGTTTAAGATTCCTTTACTTAATATTTCTAGCTCTAATTCGTCTGGAGTCTTTTTATTTGCTTTTGCTAATTTAATTAATGCTTCTCTATATAAAGTGGCATAATTCTTTTGTCCCTTAGGTCTTCCGTTAGGATTACCACTTTCTCCAGACTTGAAAGGTTTTAGGTTATCCCAACCTTTGTTCTTGCCACTGTTTTTTGATTTCTTATTTTCCATTGTTTTTGATTGATTCTCTTATTATCATAGGATAAGTATAGCTTCCCTCTACTCTGTGATGTATTCTTTTAAACCTGCTTCCCATTTCGGCTACTCTTACCGATGAGGGATTTATCATTACCGTGTAAAAACTCTTAACATAAGTTCCATAGTTTAAATATATGTCAGTAAGTCCTCCTTTGTTCGCTTGTGTTTGTTTCTGTATTATCTTTACCCAAGGAATTGTAAGGAATATACTACCGTGCTTTGCTTCTAACACATAAGTATTAACATCTTCATTTATTCTACCAACAAACTTGAATGGTCTATCTGGACTACATAGAAAAGTATTCATACACTTTCTTAATCTTGTTATTGAATATGCGAATCCATTATCTCCTCCGATATAATCTCCTGCTTGTGCAAAAGCAATACTCTTTATGTTCGTACTCTTATAGAAATCTATCATTCCGTCTAGTACCTTGTCTATATTTTTAATAGGATTGTGTTTAAACTTAAAGTCTTTTGTAAAAGCATAGGCTATTCCACTATAATCGTCGTCTAGCATCATAAAGTATTTTAGCCCTAAATCTCTAGCAATATCAAATGTTTTATTTCTAGCATATACTACGGCTCGCCTATCTTCAAAGTTATCCATTATGTCAAACTCTTTTTCTATCTGCTCCTTGCTAAAAATAATAACATTATCCTTTCCAAAGTTCTTAATATATTTCTCTTGCTGAGGGTCTTCGTCGTCTATTATAAAATAAGTCTTTCCGGTGTAATTACTATCCTTTAAAAACTTGCAAGTAATAACATTATCTGCTCTTCCGTGTGTTAATATAAATACAGCAAAATCTTTATTCTTCATCGTCGTTCAAAAGTAAATCATTTGATAATTTTATATAACCCAATTCTATCGCCTTGTCGTAGTCTATAATCACAAGTGCTAAATCCTCCATTATTGCTTTTAATCCCTCATTCTCTGTATTTGCATAATAATCTGCTATCTTCTTATAGTCAAATCTAGTTAGTCTATGAACTGCCTCTCTTAAGAACTCTGCCTCTTCTTGCTCCATTGGAGTATTTTTTATCTTTTCAAGCAATTCTGTTTCTTGTAGGTTTTGATATAGTTCTGACAATAAGGGTTTTTGGCTACTAGGCTCATAAACTGGTGGAACTATCTTTTTGGTGTATCTCTCTTCGTCGGGATTCAACACTAAGTCCTCTCGGAATCCTGTTAGCTTTAATAAATCAGTGTCTAATGCTTTCAATTCAGGTAATACTAAAGCCATATCCCACTCACTCTCGTTTAACTTGTTATCAGCTAATCTTAATGCTTTCACTTCTTCTTCTGATAAATCTTCAACTTTTAATACTGGAACTTCTGTTAATCCTAATTTTTTACTTGCTTCTAATCTACAATGTCCAATAATCAACTCGTTATTTTTATCAACTACAAGTGGTTGCACAAATCCAAATCTTTTAATGCTATTGGCAACTTGTTCAATCTGTTTCTTAGAATGTTTTTTAGCATTATTTCCGTATGGCTTTATATCTTGTATTTTGATTTGATTTACTTTCATTTTACTTATTAATAATTAATCCTTTTTTTGAGCCAATTCCATTATTTCTTTTAACTCTTCTGTCTCTTTATAGAGTATCCCTATGTATATTCCGATGCCAAGTATAACAAAATGTATAGTAAAATGACCCAACCAACTCTCTATTTCTGTTTCAAAATCAAAAAATGTAAAGGTAGTCCATTTCCACTTAATATCACTCGGTATAAATTGTTTCCATTCGTTGATGAATTGTATTGATATTCTTTCTTTTAGTTTCATTTTATTTGTTTATATTGCTCTTCTAATTCTTCTTTTGCTTGAGAACCTGTTAAATTAGCACCATCAATAAATCCTTTCTCGTATGCATCAATCATTGCTTTTTGTTCTTCGTTTGCTCCTTTGCAACAGATAGTGTGTAGTTTATCTTTTTCTTTTTGTGTTAGGTCTGAATATTGTTTATTATTTTGCATAGGTGTTGGCGTGTTTTGCATAGGTGTTTATTTTCATATTAGTATGTTTTTTTATTCCAGCTTAATAAATTATTTGGTTCTTTGGTAAAAATTAAATAGTAATATCTACCAAACCATCTCTTGTCAGAAACAATGTGTATTTTTTGTAAATACCAACCTTCCATTTCACTCAATCTTTTAGGGGTTAATCCATTCCAAAAGTTTATATTACCTAAAAATGCTATTCCTTTAGTTGCTACTTCAGTTGCTTTTTTAAGAAAATCTTTTTGTTTATCAAAGGGAGGATTACCAATTACCCAATCTACTTTTTTATTCCAGTTCATAAAATCTAATCCATCTTCAATCTCGCATTCGTATTTTTCACCTACTAAATTATTATACCAAACTTTATTTTTACCAGAACCTGCGTCAAGAACAGAACCTTTAATTGGAGTAATAGCGATAAGGTCTTTAACCATTTGCTCGTTGGTATAATGAAATGTTATGTCTTTTGGTTTATCTTTCATTTTATTTCTCTTGTCATATTCATCTTCTTATTATCTTTAATTATTTGGTCGGCTTATGATAGTAATCCTTGTCTTAATCTTTGATTAGCTATTTCACAATACTTTTCATATATTTCTATTCCTATATAATTTCGGTTATTTTTCTTTGCCATCTTTAGTGTTGTTCCACTACCTGCCATTGGGTCTAGGATTATATCTCCTTCATTACTCCAAGAAAGTATATGGTCTTCTGCAAGTTTAGCAGGAAATACAGCAGGATGTTTTCTTGCTTCAACATCTCCATCATAACAAACACTTCCAGTAGCATATCTCCATATATTTATATCTTGACCATATTCTTTTATTTGTTTTCCAACTCCGTGTATCTTTTCTAAATCATTTCCGTTATGCCTTCTATTTCCTGTAATTATTTTTCCAGCTTCTTTATTTTTCTTTAGTCTTGGATTAAATGTTTTAGGATTACCCCTACTAAAAACAAACATATATTCAAAGGCTTGTTCTTGTCTTTTGTGTGTTAATGGCATATAACACAACTTTTCATATATCATTGTATCGTGCAAATTAAATCCTATCTCCTTAAAATATAATGCCTGCTTAAAAGATGTTCCTGTTTCACTTCCATTGATAGTTGCATCTCCAACTACCCAAACCACCACTCCACCATCTTTGACTATTCTAAATAATTCTTTAATTACTGGTTTCCAAATATGTTCTCCCCATTCTAAACTTCCATTATATGTTCGTAAATTATCATAAGGAGGAGAAGTAAGAACCATATCTATACTATTATCAGGTATATCCTTCATTACTTCTAAACAATCACCACATATTACCTTATTTAACATTTCTTCTATCTTCATATATTTGTCTTTTAATTATTTGTTCGGCTTTATTTTAACAATTTATTATTGGAAACTTTGTTGTTGGATTATAAGTATTGGTGGGTAGGGAATTCGTAGAAAGTTTTCCTAATGGTCAACTATCTTTGGTCACCCTACAGGTCTTTTATGGGACTCCTACTGGTGCCGCTACACCATCCCAAGGGGCTAACAACCCTCGTATTATTAGTCAGGGTATGTGCGGATTTTTACATACCCCCAAGCGTCTCACCTTTTCCGCCACCACCAATTTTATTATTTTTTATTTCTTGTTGCTTTCTTTTTGCTTTTAATGATAAACTTTTTTCCATTTTTTCACCTTATAATTAAAACTTCTTTATTTTGCTTGCCAAACTCTTTTGCTCCCTCTATATCCTTATCAAAACTTATATCAAATCTGTCATCGTATTTTAATGCTAATCTATCTAAGCATTGATAATACTCATTATCTATTATCACCCAAGTTCCTAATGGAATTGAGCGTGGACAAGCTACCACATTTTTCTTTCCGCAGATATTATCACCTGAAGCAGAGATACAAGGGTCTCCCCAAGTTTGTTCTGGAACGGTATTATACGCTGTTATTGTTGCGTATGTTTGTTCCTTGATTAGAATTGGACTATTATATGTTGTCAAAAAGCTGTCTTGTCTGTTGTGATATTCTGGACACTCTTTACCGCTACTAATTACTAATCCTATAAGTAATCCCGCAAAAAACAGAGTTGCTATCATTATTTTTACGAACAGATGTTCTTTGTTCATATAGATATGTATTTATTATATCACTTTTTTCATTTGTCAACAATCTAATTTCTTCATTATCTCTGTTGCTAGCATTTTGAATCTTTTATAAGAATAAACATCTGTTTCGTCTTTTTCTAATCTTCTACAAAACTCTCTTGCTCTTTCAAGTAATCTTGCCATTTCTTTATCTGGTTCCTTTATTCTGGGATTAGCCGACCTTTTTAATAATCCCAGAAACTCATCTAATTCTATGGTGGCATATATTTCCATTCTTTCGGGTGATTGGACTCCTGAAGGGTCTATTATTACTAGGCACCATTTATTCGGGTCTGAATTGCCGATCCTTGCTTGTTCTTTTGCTTGTTTAATCCACTCTTGAAACTTTATTGTTTTCTGATTTTTAACTTCTATAAGAAATGGGATATTAGCAAAAATATCTGCTTTATTTTTGCCATTACCACTTCCTG